AACAGGTGACTATACTGTAGCTTAATACAGTAGAGCGTGAGGGCACATGGAATGGGGGGTTTTATACCCCCTATTTTATTATGTGGCTAAATACAACGTAGGATTAATAGATGAAAGATTTAATAGAAAACAAGTCAGACAAGGAACTTATACAAAGTATTCTTGCTGAAACTGCAAAGGCAAACAATGAAATTGCCTGCGCAAAAAGAGATATAAGCAAAGCAACTTCAAGATTAAACTTCTTGGTTGTACTTGCTAATAAAATGATTGAAAGAACAGGAGATTAAAAGAATGAATTTAGAATCACTACTAAGCGAACCACAGCTGGTTGAAATCAAAATTACCAAACCTGAAATTGTAGAAAAGCACGGTGAAGAAATTGTGTTTTATATCTATGACAGACAGGATATGGAAACCTATATGCAATTGTCAAAACTTTCAGGCGAAGGTGGACTTGCAGAAGTTTCAGAAGTTACAAAAAAATTAGTAAGAAATAAAAAAGGTGAGTTGATCCTAACAGGTAAATCACAACTTCCACCTGATATCATGATGGCTGTAATTGAAATGGCGGTAACTAAGTTGGGGGAGGGACTAGCCCAGACTTCAGCAACCCCAGCGGTGAGCTAAACGCTTGGTTGACACTAGACATGGTAGCGAAACGATATGGAACGCTACCAAGTCAAGTTCTGAAGCTGGGCAATAGCATTGATGTAAATTGTGCTTTAATAAGTTTAGGTTATGAAAACTATTTGAATAAAAAGGCAAGCGGAAAAGACACAGGCGAAAATTTAAGTCAAGAAGATATGTTAGCAATGATGCATCAAGTAAGAGGGCAACAAAATGGCGGGAATGAAATTAGTACGTGATAGAATATCACCAAGTACCAACAGAATAGTAGCAAAGATTCAATTGTTACCTAAGGAAGCCTACGATTATTGGAAAGGCATTACTCCAATAAAAACAGGTAATGCCCGCCGCAAAACAAGGTTGCAAGGTAGTAAAATTAAAGCCAACTACAATTACGCAGTTCCGTTAGATGAAGGGCATAGTAAACAAGCACCAAAAGGAATGGTTAAGCCAACTGAAGCTTACTTAAAAAGACTTTTGCGTAAGAAGATAAGGAAATAATATGGCTGATTTAAAATATACAGTTGATATTGATACCAGAGGTGCTACGGCTGCTCTAGGTGGATTGAAAACAGCAGTTAAAGGGTTTATTGCAGTAGTTGCTGTTGATAAAATTATTGATTTTGGTAGAGCCATAACAGATGCTACTGCTAAATTTCAAAATTACACAAACCAACTTAGACTGATTACAGATAGTCAACAAGAATTAGCTGACACAATGGGTCTATTGACTCAGGCAGCAGTTGCAAACAGAGCAAGTTTTGGTGACACTGTTGACTTGTTTACAAAACTTACACTGGCAACTGAAAGTTTAGGCAAAAGCCAAGAAGAAATATTATCAGTAACCAGCAAATTCCAACAAGCACTTGCAATATCAGGTGCTGATGCAGGCACTGCCGCAGGCGCTATTAGACAGTTTGGGCAAGCTATGGCGTCAGGCACAGTGCGTGGCGACGAATTTAACAGTATTGTTGAAGCATTAGGTCCAGCACTAAGCATTATGGCACGTGAAAGCGGCATTAACGTAGGACAACTGCGTCAGATGTCGCAAGCAGGCGAATTAACTGCTGAAACATTCTTTAAAATGGTTGAAGGCTCACAAGCAATTACCGCAGCCTTTAATCAAATGAAGCCAACTATAGATCAATTAGAAACAGCACTAGGCGATGCATTTGATAGAGCCTTAATTAAAATAGGCGAAGCAACAGGTGCAACTCAAGGTTATGAAAATGCTGTAAAACGTCTTACAAGAACACTTGATGATTTTGCAGATGCAGAAGGTAGCTTAACAGAATTAAGTGCTGCTGAAGTATATCAAAAGGCACGTGATGGTGTTGTAAGTTATGATGCGGCACTTTATGAACTAGGTGAAAGATTACGCAACGAAAATATATTTGGATGGCTACCAGGTGTTGGACGCACTGACGAAGAAACTGCGGCAATACAAGGTATGGCTATACAGCTTTCAATTCTTAAAATGGAAGCTGAAGCAGCTGCCAGAGAAATGGAAAAAGTTACAGCCGCTGAACAAGAACAGCGGGATGCAATCAACGCATTACTTGCTCCACATCAAAAATTTATTGATCAAGCACAGAAGTTTGCTGATACTGATTATCGCACAGAACTTGAAAAAGCTAACCAACGTGTTATTGACGCTGAGATTGTTATTGAACAATTAAACCTAGCGTTTGAACGCAGTAATGGACAAATTGATAACTTTGTAATGTTGCTACGCGGTGCAGAAAATGAACTAGATGCAGCAACAGCAAAAGTAACTGAACTCAAAAACAAAGCAGGTGAATTAGCTGAAGAAGACGCCTTTACTAAGTTCTATGAAGGCATTATTACTAATGCAAACGATGCATCACAAAAAGTTGAATTTACACAGATTGCAATTGCTAAGTTAAAAGAAGAACTTGACGCAGGCAGAATTAGTATTGATACCTATGCGTTTGCAATGGATCAATTAAATGATAATTTTGATACTTCTGCAGAAAAAGCAAAAGAACTTGAAGCTCAACTTAAACAATTGACAGACAGCACCACTGATGCCGTTGCCGCAATTGATGCAAGAATTCAGCAAAGTTCTGAAGCTGCACAATTAAGCGGACTTGAAGGCATTGAACGTCAACTTAAAGCAATTGAACTTGAAGAATTACGTCTTGCAGAAGCTGCCAAGGCTCGCATTGAAGCACAAAGTGAAGGACTTGATAGTTCACAAATACAATCAGCACTTAATCAAATTGACGAAAGAACAAGAGCAGCAATTGAAGCACGCCAGGCAGATGCAAGAGTAATTGAAAGTAATCTAGAACGCTTCCGTCAAGCCAAAGAAGAAGAAGCTCGTATTACAAAAGAAACTGCAAGAATTAAAGCACAAGCTGACGAAGAAGCAAAAAAGGCTGCGGAACGTGCTGCTGAAACATTTGAAAAAGGTTGGAACAGAGCCTACGAAAGTTATGCAGATAACGCAACTAACTCTGCAAAAGCTGCTGAACGTATCTTTAATAAAACAACAAAAGGCATGGAAGACGCAATTGTAGGATTTGCTAAAACAGGTAAATTTGAATTTAAGAGTTTAGTTGCAACTATCTTAGAAGAATTATTACGCAGTCAAATACAAAGACTAATTGCACAAACTTTTGGTGCGTTTGGTGGAGGCGGCGGAGGCGGATCGTTTAATCCGTTCGCAGGATTCTTTGCAGATGGTGGTTTGATACCAAGCGGCAAGTTTGGCGTTGTAGGTGAAAATGGACCGGAACTAATAAGTGGTCCAGCTAACATTACACCAATGGATAACTTTAGCGGCACTACACAAGTTGTTTACAATATCAACGCAGTAGATGCACCTAGCTTTAAAAGTTTAGTTGCAAGAGACCCAGGCTTTATACACGCAGTTGCACAACAAGGTGCTCGCAAAGTACCACTAAGGAGATAAACAGATATGAGTTTTCAATGGATTATAAACAGTGCTGAAACACTAAGCATCAACAGACGAGATGTTGTTGGCAGCACACAAGCAAGAGATGGTACTGTAAAGGCAGTAAGCCGCGGCACACCTAAAAAAATATTTACAGTTAAACTACCTGATGGACCACGTTGGATTGACATCAAAACAGATATTGAGTCAGCAGAAGTGTTAGATAAACACACTAGTGCAGTTATTACAATTGAATATGCTACACATCCGTGGTATTATGGCAATGTTGCCCCAGTTACTGAAGAATCATACACAGTTCTTTGCACACAATTTCCACAGTGGAGTATATTTGGTTCAGTTGATGCTGCCCAAGTTGCTTGGGATGGTGCATTTATATTTGTGGAGGTTTAAATGCCTAATCTAGACACATATACTAGCGTTAAAGTAGGGCTGTTTGTGCGTTTGCAAATAGACGAATATCGCACTACAAGCGGAGGTGCATACACAAATCAAGTATTAAAATTCAGCGACTACAACAGTGAACAAATAATTAACGGTGAAGCATATACGCCCCTAGGTGAATTTCTAAGTATTACTGCAAGCACAAGTGAATTACGTCCAAGTGAAAATCCTGTAACAATAGCACTTAGTGGTATTCCTACTAATAGTATTAACGAAATTGTTCACAGTAAAATAAAAGGTTCGCCAATACAAATATGGCGTGGTTATTACACAATTGCTGGCACACAAATAGGTGATTTTGCAGGCAGATTTATAGGTAGTGTTAACAACTATTCTATCCAAGAAGAATATGATATTGAATCAAGAACTAGTTCACATATGTTGATGTTAGAATGTGCAAGCAGTGTAGGATTGTTAAATCAAAAAATAGCAGGACGCAAAACAAATCCGCAAAGTCAAAAGACATTTTACTCATCAGATACTTCAATGGATAGAGTACCAACACTAAAAGGTACAAAGTTTAATTTTGGAGCACCACAATGAGTTTTATAGATAGCATAGTAGGCTTTGGCAAGAAAGCATTTGGATTTGTAACAGGAACAAGCATAGGTGGACAGTTAGCAAGAACTGCACTGTTAGGTTATGCACTAAATCGTGTGGTATCAAGCGCACAGAAAGCAAATCAACCACAGGACAAAGGCACACAATTTACTATTGATCCTGACACAGAATACAGCGTACCAGTATTGTACGGCGAAGGTTATGTGACTGGTAAAATTACAGATGCAGTAATGGCGTCAAACAATTTTGATATGTGGGTGTGTTTTACCTTATGTGAAAAGACTGGTAATTTAATTAACGGAACACCCAGTGCAATTAGTTTCAAAGAAGTTTATGTTGATGGTATGCGTCTTGGATTTAAAGACAATGGCACAACTGTACAAACTATTTGGGATGACAGTGCTAACAACAGTGAACAGTGGGCAGACTTAATTGAAGTTTATCCGTTTAGTGGCGGCAGCAACAGTCCTGTAAGTTTTTATACGGAAAGCGCAGGCAATACACTGCCGGCATATTCAATTATGCCAGGATGGACCAGCACTGACACAATGAATGACTTGGTATTCTGCATAATGAAGTTTAGATACAGCAGTGAACAAACTAAAAAACTGACTTCAATTGGTAGAGAAATTAAATTTAGATTAAGCAATACAATGACAGAACCAGGCGATTGTTTATATGACTATATGACAAATACACGCTATGGCGCAGGAATACCAGCGGCGGAGATTGAAGCACAATGAGCAGTTTAACAGAACTTAATAATTATTCAAACAACACAATTGCATTCACTGACAATCGTCCTGCAGGAATCTTACTAAGTTATCCAACACTAAGAAATATACCTAATTTTGTTGCAGAAAGTTCTTCTTTTGCAGTAGAAAGAAAAATAGATATTGTAGAAATAATTAATCCACAAGGTACGTTAAACTTAACGTTTAGTGTTGATTTAAGTTCAGTTCCAGGAGCAACATTAACTTGGGATACATTGTTTGGCGGATCAATTACAAGCGAAGTAAATCAAGTATATTCTGTTAGAGCAATAGAAACAATTGCAGATTGGGATTTTGTTAAAGCACCAACAATAACAATACCAGATGACTTTCAAGGTAGTTTTGAATACACCTGCACACTGACATATCTTGCTAGTTCAGGACTTACAAGTCAAAGTTGGACCGTTGGGACATTTGTACCTGTTGTTAACTTAGCAAGCGAATTTACGCAAACTGCATCGCCAATTATGTTCAAAGGTGTTGTTAATGAAGAATTTACCAGCAGCTTTACACTACTTGGCGGTGGCTTAGAGTTTGATATTGCATCTGCAGACTTTGCAAGTACATTTGGTATAGATGCAGATGTAGACAGACTGTTTAGAGGATTTACAACTGTACAAACTGTAGATACAAGTTTAAATGCATCAGCAATTTATGTTATTGGTAACTTAGCATCTAATCAAACTGTAACAGCTTCAATGAATGTTACAGCAGATGATCCTATTGGAATGATAAGTCCGCTAGCAAGTACAAATTGGAATTGGCGTTCTAATCAAATAAACTTCCCGTTCAACAACGATACACCAGTAATTTATGATGATGGCGGAAATTACAATTATGAAATTCAACTTAGTTGTGCAAACGGCGATTTTGGAACTGAAACTAGTATAACCACAGGAACTTATAGCATAACCGGCACCAAAGATAATTTAAATTTTGGAGTTATACGTGACATAGCATTTTATCCAGATTCCGGATACACAAAACTCTATGGCGAATATGAACCTATAACTTTTAAATTGTACAGAGACGGAGTTTTATTTTATAATGAAACTATTGAGTTTAGATATGTAGGAAACGGTTTTACCGGTAGGAATGTTGAATATACAAGTTCAGGAACATTTACTCCTACAGTTGCTGAATTAAGATATTCACAAATGCATTATATGTTAATAGGTGGCGGCGGAGGAATGAGCCCAGACATTATATATCCATCACCAGGAGGCGGCAACGACAAAGGTAATGCAGGTGGTGGTGGTGGTGCTGTTGTATATGCACTTAACCAAACAATTAGCAATACATCTTACAGCTTTACAGTAGGCGCAGGCGGAACTACTGGTAACAGTGGCGGCACAACTAGTGGATTTGGATTAACTGCACCAGGAGGCGGCGCAGGCACTGACACTGCTATACCGTATACAATTAATGGAACTTACAGTGTTACAGGTGGTGACAGCGGTAATGGCAACTTAGGTAATCTTGGACAAGACTATAGAGACGGTGCCAGCGGCGGTGGTGCTGGAGCTAAGGCACCAGGATCAGCAATAGTTGCAGGCACTGGAGGCAGAATGGCTGCTTATCCATATCCTAATGATTTAGGCGGTGCAGGATTAAGAGTTGCAACAATATCAGGAGCATATTACGGTGCAGGTGGCTCAGCAACTTATACAAATTATAATCCTGCAAGAACAAATCCAAATACTACACCAACTACATATGGATCAGGTGCCGGCGAAGGCAACCCAACAGGAATAACAGGTGCAGTAATTATTAGCACGTTTACAGTTTAAGGATTAACAGATGGCAACAACAAGTCAATTTAAAATTAACGGATTAATAAACACAAGTGAAAACGTGTTAGACAATCTTAATGAATTAGCAAACGTAAGTGGATGTTATTTGACATGGGATCCAACGCAAGGTAAGTGGATTGTTATTCTTAATACTACTTCTGCTAGTGTTAAAACATTTAATGATTCAAATATACTGGGTGAAATAAATGTAGGTGGCACTGGTGTAAATGAATTGTACAACAGTGTAATTGCAAGATTCCCTAACAAAGACACAAGAGATACCACAGACGAAATACAATTAACTATTCCTACAGCTGATAGATTTGCACAAGAAATAGACAATGTTCTTGAATTGAATATACCAATTGTAAATGAACCAGTGCAAGCAGCATATATTGCTAGTCGCGAATTAAAACAAAGCCGTCTTGATAAAATAATTGAATTCCGTGCTAACTTTGAAGCAAACACTGTACGAGCAGGCGATGTTGTTGATATTACAAATAGTGCATTAGACTTTGCCAATAAACTGTTTAGAGTAATACAAATTGAAGAAGAAGATGAAGAAGATGGTAATTTAATCTACAGTATTACTGCACAAGAATATGATGCAAACATCTATGATGAAACTGTAGGATTTAACAATGCAAATGGTACTAGTGGATTAACATATGAATACCGTTCAAACTTTACCGGCATCAAATCAAAACTACTAAGCGAAGAACTAGATTTAAAAGATGACATTAGTATTGGTAAACAAATTGGCGGACTTCTTGCAGCCAATGCAGCCTTAGGATTAATCAACAGTTTGTTTACAGTTGATGAAGAAACAGGTGCAATTATTAATGAAGGAAAGTTTGCAGATCCTGATATACAAAATGCAATAACCAGTATTGCAAAACCTACAGGCGCTGCCGTAACTAAAAGTGCAAGTGTAACTGATGTATGTAGTGGTTCAAGTGTAACTTTTAGTGTAGAAAGCAGTTGCGAAAGTTGTTTCTTTGACAATCCAAGTTTTGAATATCCATACACTATTACAGGAGTTACAGCAGACGAAGTAGATGTTCCTCTTACAGGCACTATCACTACAACTGGTACATCAGCAGCTACTCTTGTAATTACACCTACAGTTACTTCAGATAAAACTATGACAGTAACTTGTGACGGCGAAACAACTGATATTGATATATTTACAGCACCTACGCAATATGTACAAAATGTGGCGGCAGCTCCTAGTACAATTACAGAAGGCAGTTCAAGTACAGTTACAATAACAACTGTAGGTTATCCAGATGGTACAACTTTAAATTATAATATCTACGGAAATGGTTCATCTCCTAGCAGGATGTCAGCACCACCAACATCAGGTACTATAACAATTAACAGCAATACCGCCACTTTAACTATTGTTACAATAGATGATGGAGTGTATGATACAAGTAAAAGTATAAGTGTCTTTGTAGGTAGCAGTCTAAATAATCCGTGTGTAATTAGTAATAATCAAGCAGATATTACAGTTACTAACAATGAAGCAACAGGTCCAACACCACCTAGTGTTTCAAAGCCAGGTGATTTTGCGTGTGAATATGTTGAAGTACCTATTATTTGGTGTGGCACATTTGATGCGGACACACAATATATAAAATCAGTAAATGTAAAGAAAACAGCATTCTTACCAGTAGCACCAACAGGAGGCACAGCAGTTCCTACTAGTTTAACTATTAGTAATCCAGGCGAAGCAAGTGCAGCAATATCAATTGCTTCAACTGTTAATATTGATCCAGCAAGTCTTGGTATGGGAGGCGCACAAATTGATGTTATTACTTCAGGGTTTACTGCCTTAGGCGGTGGCGATACACTAATAACAGGCACAATTACTACCTTTAACGGGTATTGGGATTAATCTTTTTTAGCCGTTTTTTAACGTTTTTTTAGGTTTTTACATAAATACAAACAGCAGACAGAATGTTGTCTGCTTTTGCAAAATCGCAGACAACATATCTTAAAGGAGAAATAAAATGGCGGCAGCATCAGACTATTTAGAATTAAAACTACTGGACCACAGTTTAGGAACAGCAGCTTTCACAGCACCAACAGACGTGTATGTAGGACTTCACACTGGTTCGCCAGCAGATGATGACTCAGGTGCAAACGAAGTATCTACTTCAGGCACAGGATACGTTCGCAAAGTAGCAGCATTTGCAGCAGCAAGTGCAGGTTCAGCTTCAACAAACGCAACAATCACTTTTGATGCAGCAACTTCAAACTGGGGAACAATTACCCACATCAGTTTGTACGATGCATCTGCAGCAGGCAACCTATTGTTTCACGGTGCAGTAACCACAAGCAAAACAATTGAAACTGGTGACACATTCCAGATTTCAAGCGGTAACTTAACTATCAGCCTAGACTAATAGTGTCGTGGGGGTAGCGGCTGTAATTCTGCAGTCCGCTACTACCCTTATAGTAGCAACCCCCATTTTGCTTAGAGGAGATTAGCATGGCAACAATAGTAACAAGAACAGGCAAAGGAAGCGCACTTACTTTTGCAGAAGGTGATGCTAACTTCACCAACCTAAACACAGACAAAATTGAATTAACGGATCTAAGTGTAGGTGCTGAAGGCACTGCAAGTGGTGACGGATCAATTTCATACAACAACACAACTGGAGTGATTACATATACACCACCAGTAATTCCTGCAGCGGGTATTTCAGACGTTGTAGAAGACACAACACCAACACTAGGCGGTGACTTAGATGGAGGCAATTTTGTAGTAAGTGATTTGAAATTACAAGACTACAAAGAAGTAATAAATGCACTTGGCAGCACAGACACACCAACTATTGATGTTGCAAACGGCAACGTTCAAAGCGTAACTATAAGTTCAGGACTTACACTGCCAGCATTTTCAAACGCAGAAACTGGACAAAGTGTAACACTAATAGTTAATGGCACAGGAACTGCAAGTGGCGCAGCTGGATATCTATTTGCAGGTGGCAACACAACATTAACAACACTTTCAGTTGTAAGTATATTTTATGATGGCACAAACTATCTAGCTTCAATTGCAACAGACTTTCAATAAGGAGTAAGATATGCCATTAGGAGCATCAAGACTAAGTTTTCTAGCATTTCAAGCAGCTGAAGCAGCAGCTGGCAGAACTCCATATACTATAACAACTGTTGGTAATACACAAGTAGACACTGCACAATATCAATTTGGCGGTGCAAGTGCATCGTTTGGAAATGGCGAAGATGCACTAAGAATTACTGGTGGCATTGATCAAAGCACTTGGAGCACAACTTGGACCTTTGAATGTTGGTTTAGAGCAGCTAGTTTACAAAACGACAATTATATTGTTCACAACAGAGGTATTGTTTGGTTAGGCGGTCCAAACAGAAGCACACAAGCTAATGAAGTTATTCTTGCACTAAGTTCAGCACCTAATACAAGTGTTAGTTTCTATGCAAACTTTAGTCCGGTATCAGGTGGCTGGCAAACAAACCAATGGTATCATCTTGCAGTAACACACGACAACGGCACAACAGAAGTATTTGTTGACGGCACAAGTTTGGGCACAGCAAGCACAAAATCATATATGTTTACAAATACATTGGATTTTGAAATTGGCAAACACCTATCAGCGTCAGGTAATGATTTTAATGGACATATTGACGAAATACGCATATCAGATACTGTAAGATATACTAGTGGATTTACACCAAGCACAACTGCATTTGCAAATGACGCAAATACAAAACTTCTTATACACGCAGATGGCGCAGATGGTTCAACTACATTTATAGATGATGCTTATTCTAAAGCAACCGGCGGCTCGTTTAGTTTACATACAGATGGGTCAAGTAATGTATATGCTGTACACACATTTAAAACAGGTGGAACATTTACACCTTCAGAAGCAATAGACATTGATGCATTAATTGTTGGCGGTGGTGGCGGGGGTGGTAATTCAGACTCCGGCTTGTCAGTTGGCGGTGGCGGTGGTGGCGCACAAGCCAATTATCAAACTAATATTTCAGTAACAGCACAAAATTACACAATAAGTATTGGTAACGGAGGCGCAAGTGCTACAGACGGCAATGATTCAACTGCATTTGGATATACAGGCGAAGGTGGCGGCTATGGTGGCGGCGGAGTTGGAGCTGCTAGTTCACAAGTAAATAGTGCAGGCGGCGGTGGCAGAGGACACTGGCAAGGTAGTTTAATGACAGGTGGCACTGGCACATTTGACGGCGGCGATGGTTTTTCAGGAAATGAAAACGGTGGCGGCGGTGGCGGCAATGGTGGAGTTGGCGCAGATGCAACTTCAACAACAGGCGGTAACGGCGGCAACGGCGCTTCAACTACAGATATATTTGCTAGCGGAACACAATACTACGGCGGCGGCGGAGGTGGCGGTAGTTTAGTTAATACTGCTGGAACCGGAACACACGGTGGCGGTAATGGCACTAAAACTACTGGATCTGCAGCAACAGCAAATACAGGATCAGGTGGCGGTGGCGCAGGCGGCACAAATAGTAGAAGCGGCGGGCAAGGCGGCTCCGGTATTGTTATAATAAGATACGCAGTATAAGGAATAACCATGGCACGAACAGGCGACGATTTAGGTTATTATTATGTAGAAGACTACATTGAAGAAGGTTACATTCGCTATGAGCCTTATATTGAAGATGACTATATTGATAGCACCTACTTCCAAGAAGAAGGAGCAGTGCTTGAAGCAAGCGCCGTTCTTAGTGTAAGTGCAACTGCAACTGCAACTGTTGGAAAAATACATCAGGCTAATATAAATCTATCAGGCGTGTTTACTCCAAGCATATTTGCTGTGGCAAGTCTAAATGGCTCAATTGATATGGCAGCACAAGTTGGATTTACATCTAATTTTGTCCGAACACGTTCAACTGATGTCACTCTTGATAATATTGTTAATCTAAGCCTACAAGCGGCAAGGATCCGTGACAATGCAATGGCTATCGCTGCGGCATTCGCAGCCACTTCAACCGCTAGTAGAACAAGAAGCACATCAAGTTCACTAGCGGTTTCTTGTGATGTATCAACACAACCTCTTAGAATTAAACAATTAAGTGCAGATTTAACAGGTGCATTTACTCCAAGTATTACAGCAACAGCAAGTCTAAACGGCAGCATAGACTTACACACAGCAGCAAGTGCAAGTGCAGAACCCACAAGAATCAAACAGTTAAGCGCAAGTCTAAGCAGTGCATTTACAGGTGTGATTGAAGGTGGATATGAAAATGAAGCCACTGCTGATTTTAGTGTGTCAACTGCACTAACTGCAAGTGCAATTCAATACGTAATTGGTGCAAGTATTCCTGCATTCCGTCCACTAAATCTAGTAGATGATACTGCAAATACAGATTTATGGAGTTATGATAGTAGTGTTAAAAAAAGCGGCGCAGGCAGTTTGTTTATTGATGCAACAGCAGGCAGTGGAAATAGACAATTATTATTAAATAGAACCAACGACAATAATACAAATTTAGACATTGCTGAAAACGAAGATTTTGTATTTGAAACTTGGATAAGATTTGATGGACCAACAAACGGCGTTGCTTTCTCTGATCAACCAATAATAAGAATTATTCCTTTGTTTGCTTTGTTGTTGGAAGACAGCAGAACTGCCGTAGACGTTTTTTTAGGAGATGGTTCAACTAGTGCTACAGCTACTCAAATTGATACTTGGTTTCCTTACGCAGTTGACACATGGTATCACATTAGTTTAAGCAGAACAAACAATGTAGTGACATGGAAAATAAACGGTAATACAGAATACACTGCTAGTGATTCAAAAGCATACAACAGAACCAGTGGCGACGGCGATATGTTTATGGAGTTATGGGCTCCGCACAAGTTTATAGATGGTGTATATTTTGATAATATGACTTACAGAGTTGGTGACAGCACTGTTACTGGATTGTCATCGCCATTTGTATCCAACAACACTGAAAATACACGATTCTTGTTTACGTTTGATGATTCAAACAATCTATTAGTTGATAACACTGAAGACTTTACATATTTTGGCGAAGCAACACTTGCTTCAACTGCTACAGTCACAGCAAACATTGGTGGCACACTGGGTGCAGCAGCAGATTTAGATAGCACTGCATCTGTAACTGTAGCAGCAGATAAAATAATTGATGTAAGTGCTGACTTAACCAGTGCATTTGCACAAACTGTAGACGCAACTAGAATACAACAGGGCGCAAGCAACTTAACCAGTGCATTTAGTGCAACAGCAACAGCAACTAGAATACAACAAGGCGCAAGCGATATTGCAAGTGCATTTGCACAAACAGCAGTAGTTAATCTAACAGCAGGCGCAATTGCTGCACCTAGCGTAGCTGCAAGCATAACTGCACAATCTTTAAACATCAAACAAATTGCAGCAGGTTTAGATGCATTTGTTTCAACACTAACTGCCGCAGGTAGAGTCAGTGACTTCTTTATTGACATTGAACCACGTGCAACATTAGCTGTTGATGCAGTAAGAACTGCAAGTGGCGCAGCAACTCTAAACACTGCCGCAACAATAACTGCAAGTGCTGATAGAATACGCAGCAGCGCAAGCGACTTAGACGCAACTGCAACAATAAATGTAGATGGTGAATTAGTAGCAGGTTCAATTGCTAATCTAAGCACAACAGTAACACTAGACAGCACAGGCATCCGTGCAAAAGGACTAATTGCTAATTTAGACAGTGCATTTAGTGCAACAGCAACCGGCGTTACGTTCTTGGGTACAACTACATTTGAAGGCACAGTAACAGCAACAATTGCGTGTGCAGTTGAAATAACAAGAACTACAAGTGCAGACTTAACAGTTACAGCAACAAGCGCCGCACAAGGCATCAAGAATATTGAAGCTAGTGCAACACTGTCAGGTGTGTTTAGTCCAAGTATAACAGCAGTTGCAAGTCGTGCAGGCGACATTGACTTAGTACTAACAACAAGTGC